TGAACGTGCTTCTTGCCGTTTGTGGAGGCGTTAGCCAGAGCAGTCATTGCCAGTGTGGCAGAGGTGCGCTCCTGCTTGAGCAGGATTTCCTGAGCCATACGGGTGAAGGTCTTAGCGACGACATCCATACGATGCTTGGCAGCGTAACGGCGGTCAAAGGAGAGAGCGCTGTCCAACGAATAAGTTGTCAGCTTCATCTCTGAGACTGTGGGAAGAACCTGATTGGTGGGAAGACCACCAGCTACAGACTGTGAGTATACAGTGATGTAATCCTCATCAGTTACGTCGTAGTACAGGTCAAGAGGAATGCTGGGATTATCATCAGCGTTGTAGGAGAGGCTGGTGAACAAATTGCTCAGTGTGGGAGCATTGTTGATAACCTCTGCGAGAACGGGTCCGATGAACTCAGCGAGTGCGACTTGAGCGTCATAAGCAACAGTGCGATTGCGGCTAGCCATTGCTTTGATAAGCTCAATCTGTTCTGGGGTGCGCTTTAATGTGATTTTCATTTAAGTTGTTTCCTTTCTTATTACATGCGCAGACCTACTACTGCGAAGGCTCCTGAGAAAGCATCTTGGATGCCCGCGAGAGGAGAGCGTGAACCTGTGCCGAGTACGATGCCGAGTTTGCCAGCATCATTGTGGGCGCAGCCGGTAACTTTACCACCATTGGCGGAAAGCTTGAAGCCTGAGCCAACGGTAAGAGTACCGTCGATAGCCGCAGGTCCAAGAGTGAAGACGCCGCGAGTAGCGACTGGAACGGCTTGGCCGGGCAGTACGCACATCAGCTCTTCAGCTTTTTGGCGATAATAGAGAAGTTTTTCACCATTCTCGTCATACTTTGCAGTCTGACGGAGGGTGATACCAAGGCAGTTTGTCAAGTCACCCGAAGCAGCAGGAGTGACCTTGAGATTTACCTTTGGATATTGGTTAACACCGACATGGGGGAAGTCGGTCTTGCCGAGATAAGAGTCGGAAGAGTATGAAACAGGGTCAAGGTCAAAGTTGCCAGCGGAAACTTTGACAAATACCCCTGCGTCACCAGTTCCAACGCCGGTTACGTTTTCGTTGACAGCTTCGTCAACGAGAGCGTACATGTTTACCACATCATTGTCGTCATATTGACGGAATGGTAGGAGACGATTAGCCATAATAGTTGTCCTTTGAGTTGTTTACAGTTAATTATTATTATTTAGAATAGCTTACGCTAATATTTTCGCGAGAGAACGCTTTGGCGAACTTTTCACGGAAAGACTGCTCAACAGCGACCTTGCTGTCAGGAGCTTTGTTGGTAGCTGTTGCATTTTCAAGCGCAGCAGCAACGTCAGCCTTCTGTTCCTCGACCTTTACTTCGGGAGTTGCAGAAGCTTTGCTGACTTCTTTGAGACGAGCTTCAACCTGCTCAGAGATTTTCTTTTCAATCTCGGCGGCTTGAGCCTTGATAAACTCTTTGTTCTTGTGCTTCCAAACGGCAGAGAATTTCTCTTTGTAAGAAGCGAATGCCTCTTCGGTAGCCTCAAGAGCTTGAACCTCACCAATGATCAGTTTGCGATCTTCGTCGCTGAGATCATAAGCGGCATCAAGTTCACCAACGCGAGCATTAAGACGAGCAACGGCCTCTTCTTGGGCTTTTGCTTCTTTGATCTTATTAAGCTCTTCTTGTGTTTTGGCAAGTTCTGCCTTCATTGATTCTACTGAAGCGACTGTCTCATTGTAAAGCTTCTCGGCTTTGTCTTTAGCGGCCTTCTCGGCTGCAATGGAGTCGCGATACTCTGCATCCTTCTGTTTGATGGCTTCAGCGAAATGGCTGGTCATTGAAGCGACAGCCTCTTCACCAAACTTCTTTTCAAGAAGAGCAGACTTTAACTCTGTGATAAGTTTTTCTAAGTCCATATGGTTTATTGTTTTTACATTTTTTCTCTCTAAAATGGAATTTGATTTTTTATTCGACAAAAATGCTTGAACTTCTTGAATACAATTTTCAGTCACTTCTACCTCTTCATTTTTGTTTTCGTCCTCTTGTAAAGAGAATGACGGAGCGTCTTCAAATGCTACTACACCATTGACTTGCGCAGCTGGATTTGTAGTGAATCCACCGCCTAATGGATAAATTTCTCCAACGATTAATCTATAAACTGGAGTGCCATCTTTTAATTTACCGGAGCCACCTTTTGCTTTTAAAAATGGAGCAAACTCTTCAATTTGCTTCGGATCAGTAATAATGTCGGCCTCTTTTAAAGATTGACTGCCAACCGCCAAATAATAATTGCTAAAACCAATTTCCCAACTTGCCGAAATTGAATTATAAAAAGAATCCTTTGGGTCAGAATTTCTCAACATCAGCGATGTGAATTTTTTATCGACAGTTTTGTAAATAACACCGGCAACTGATAAATAAACAGGATCAAGACTCTTGCCAACTTCTTCTTCTGTTAAAAATTTGTTATCGGAAATTCTATTGAAAGAATAATTTGTAATATGGCCAATGACGCGCTCTTTGTTATGCTCAATATTAAGATATTTATTCATGAAGCGCTTTGCAATCTTTGATGCAGTAGCTCCAGAAATGCCGTCGCCATTATTATTGATCATATTTGGAACGGCAAGATTAAAAGAAACCCCAAGAAGGTCAGGATTATCTTCGAAATCTATTTTTGGAGAAAGTTTTTTAAGTTCATCCAAAGAAGCTTTGGATACTTTAAAACGCTCATCTGAAATGCCATAACAAGCCACAGCAACATTATCTAAAATCGTGCTATACTTAAATGCCATATTTTATTTTACAGCAGAATGATGCAAAATGGCCGCAGAATATTCATCAAGTAAAAATTCGTCAGCCGTATCAAGAACAGATTGCATTGGTTGCAGCTTTTCAATTTCATCAAGATTAGCCATGCATTTCTGAACATTAGCGACCCAATCTTCTCTTGAACTTGATGCGATAACTTTCTTGCAAAGACTTGCCATATTTGATTTTTGCTCATCATTTAAAGAAGCTACGGCAAATTTCTTCGCTGCAAAATCTTCAGCAGCTTTCATAAAAGCATCTACTTCATAAATTGTGGATTGAATATCTTTTCTTGACGCAGTTGCTCCAACGGGTCTACCAGCACCAGATTGTTTAGGTGCTGCGGTAGGAGTTGGTGTTGCTCCTTGAACCATTGGAACACCACCAACAATTGGATTATAATATCCTTTTTCTCTATCAGCGACAAACTTGCTTTGCGCTGATGCGAGATCACTTGGGTTTGGAAGTTTTCCGTTATTAATCGACTCAATGCCTTGCTCTGGAGTAAGAATTCCAATTTCCATCAAGCGGCTGATGGTTCTCATATATTGAGTCTCATCTTTTAAATCAATCTCTGTAAACTTTGCGGTAGGCCAAGCACGGAATCCTAAATCTTTTGAAATACGAATAATTTCTGGCTGAAGAACATCATTAAGAAATGCATTTCTAGCTTCTTTTAAGCGCTCCATAAAGAAACTAATCTTTGCACTTTGACCATTATATTTTTCATTACCAAGCATAACATTCATCAAGCCTTCTTTAATGTCGTCGTTTAAAACTTCGTATTTTTCTTTGCCAACGACTTTCTTTAAATCAGGAATTACGAAATCAGCTTTTGTTGTATAATCAGAAACAAGAACACGACCAACGCTTTCGTTCATAAATAAGTTTTGCATGGCTGTCATGTTTGCGGGATTGATACCGCCTTTATCTGGCTCCGCGCCCATTGTAATTAAAAGAATTACATTCTCTACAGTGCGCGAAATAGCTTGATCAATACGTTTTAATTCAATCTTGGCGTTAATATCTTCAAGAACTGGATAAGCGAAAGGTACGGCAAATGGCTCGTAATCTTGTTTCTTATAAAAAGAGTAAAGCAAATACTTTGGATCAAGCTTCATATTTAAACCGTCTCTAAAATACTGCTTACTCTTAATTTGTTTTTGAATTTCTGGATCAAATCCATTAAGAAGCTCAACATCGGCATCATCTTTTGGATTTTTTAGACGCTCAAGCTCATATTCAGAAAGAACTTTTTCATAAACAGCCTCTGCAAAAGAACTAGAGATTTTGGCGACAACATCATACGGATTAATCAAAATATAACGAAGAGGAACCTTGTTATTCTTGATACCATTTTCGCTTAAACCCGAAAGAAGTTTAAAATCTTCAGCGTTAAATTTGCCATCTATACGATAAAGAAAAATGTTACCACTACGATAATATTCGCGGAAATACTGGTCCTTGAGTTTCCAAAGCTTGATTTTATCGAACCATTTTTGAAAAAATTCGCGGCTACGCTCTGTACCACCCTCAAGGTAAACGTCTGTATTAGCAAACTCTGTAGCAATATCAATTGTGTTTCTGACAATTGCTACGTTAGCATAAGCTTTTTGGCAAAGCATAATAGCATCACGGACATCAACTCCATCTTTTGTATATTCATATGGAAGAAGTCCTTGACTAAGCAGCGAATACCTACCAATATTTACGTCGGTTCCATTTCTTGGAACCTTTGTCTTTGAAGGAGACGCGTTTTCTTTAGCTCTGGTATATGACGCTTGAGAAACTTCTTTAAAAAAAGGCTCGCCCATGAGTTTTGGCTCATACGAAGCTTGAGAAACTTGAACAGGCTGTACTTTTTCAAATCTTGTCCAATAATCAGACTTTTTATTGTATTGGCGTG